AACCGCGTCATTATCTAAATCTAATGCCTGCCCTTTGCAATGTTGTGAGGTTTTAGCACCTCCAATTGCCTTATTTAATGCTTCTGATCTGTAACCACTAGAAATAAAAATAGGCGCACCAAAATGATTTCTAATTGGTTGGAATATGTTTTGAGCAATAGATATGAGATTATTTAAATGATCGCCTTTAGGCGTGTTATCAATACCCTTTCGCGTTGCCGTTAGACTTTTGCTAACTTCCTCAACTGATAGATTTGTGCTAATTTTCATTGGTTGGTCTTTTTTTGGAAACCCTAGTTTTGGCGGTTTGGACTATTCTTTCCTCAAGTCTTGCAATAGTTGCGGTTTGTTCTGTGAGCAAAGCGTTGTATGTTTCTAATTTTTCACGCAATTCTTGAATCTCAGCCCGAAGCAAAGCAATGGTTTCTTCGTTCTTTTTAACTAACGCGCTAGCTTGCAGCATTGTTACAAGATAAGCTCCAATTTCTTTTCCTTTCCAAATCAAAACGCCTACCAAAACTGCTGATAAAACCGTAAATAGACCATGCGTAGCTATCAGATCAGTTATCTTTTCAATTATCTCCATTTTTCTCTATCTTTTTTTCTATAAACTTTTGCAGTTTAATTATATTCTCTTTTTTTGGTTTTGATTTTCTCTTTACAGCACCCATGAACAAAAGTTATTATCAGTTGAAGGATTAACGTCTTCGTTGGTATTTGAATTGTATTCTGGAAATAGCGTTGAGTTATTACATAAATAATCAACTAAACGATTTGAGTAGTAAACCGCAAAGTCACGCTCTTGGCTAACTAATGAATCAACTTCATCCTTGCTTAGTGTATTAGCGTTTTCAGGCGCGTGACGATAAATCCCACCGTTACCAATTGTAACTGAAATCATCGGAAGTAATTCTACCAATGTCCAATGGATCAAAGCAGGCTTAACCCAATTTGTAACTAATGAAAGGTAGTTACCACTCAAAGTGCTGCCAATGATGTCGGATTGAATTTTCTCAAGGAGATCAGTACCTAACAATCGCTGGACATGAATGTCTTGAGAAATGCTAACATACTGAATGGCCTTATCGCTGTCAACATTGCCGCTCATGTTAGAATACCTAAGCAAGTCATCATAGGTTATTAATAGTGCTTTTGCCATTATCCTCTAGGTTTTAAAAATCCGTTATTCTCCATGTCAGTCGGTAGCTTGGCAACCTTTGCGTCATTCTTTTTTAATGGAACACCTGCCTTTCTTGCTTCGTTTACGCTAACTGGTTTATCATTTGAAAGTCCTTCGTTTGGCAGAAACACCCCCGATGAATTTCTCTTTCTCATATAAACTTTTCGCATCCAGTAGTGGTGGCAGTCACCGCCACCTTTGTAAAACCAAATGCTGTAAGTGTCAGCTCCATTTGGCCCCCAACCTGCATTGACAACTTTATTGTCCATCGCGATAATATCTTCTTTTCGATAAATTTTACTAGCAGAAACCATTTTCTTGCAAAAATCTCTACTATTTCCACTTGTCTTGTCAGGCGCGTACTGATAGCGTACCTTAAAAAGTCCTGTGTCTTGTTCGCTTTTTTGGTTTGGTCTAGCCGTTCCTGTGCTGACAAAATTCCATACTTTAGATAAAAGGCTTTGCTCTTGTTCTTTTTCGTCATCTGTTAAATAATCAACAGCTTCTGAACTTATTAAATCCCAATCTTCTAAATCTTCATCTTCGCCTAAATCAATAAGTTTATCAACCATTTGATCAAGCCCGTCATCTTGATTTGAACAGCATATTTGTTTAGACATTTCAATGCCTGTTTGCTCCTGTATTGCTTCTACACCTACATCTTCATTATTTAGCTCCGTAAAGTCTAAAGGTTGTGAAGTAATCATATAAAGGTTTAAAGAAATCTGATTAAAGTTTAGGATCTTGTTTACGCCCTCAATAATCACTCGTTGCATTGGCTTGATCACCGTGTTGTCAAATAACATTGCTGCCATCTTAATCTCTTCCGCGTTTGAACCTAAACCACCGTTTTGTGGTAATCCAAATAATAGCGGAGATGTAACTCTGTGAGAAACCATTAATTTTCTACTTGCCTCTTCAGCGATAAACTGATACTGATTGTGAGCATCGTTTAGTTGAGGTGTTTGTATGTCGGCCGCGCTTTCTTTGTTATCATTAAATGATACTATTACGCTTTCACCTTCTGTGCCTGTGTACTTGTCTTTTATTTTATTTTCAATCGCTCTTTGCTGCTCATCATTTGGCTGTCCATTATTAAAATTAATAATCATATTCGCGCTAAAACGATTATAGATATTGTTTAGGTGAAACTTTGCAAGCTCAATTTCTACAAAAGCATAATCTAAACCGCTTTGATATTCGACTGGCGANAAATAATGAAAGCCTGATTTGTATGGCTTTAAAACCAAAACCTCTAATCCGTCTTTACTCATCCCAAATGATGGTATTCTTTCAAGCGTTTCGTTTCTTTTAACTTTTGTCCAATCGTCTGAATAGTAGTAGGCCTCAATATCACCCTCTTCATTGCATCGCTCTGGTCGTAAGTTTTGAATTGGAATATGCTCAACGCTTGTGATAGTTGTATGGCTTTGATCATATACAACTTGAATAGAAGCCTCACCTAATGTATAATAATCATCAGCAATTTTTCTCATCAAGTCCTCACTAAACATCTGAACTAATGCCGCCCATTCATCAGGTTTCCGAGATGCATCTGTCGCGCCCAATCCTTTGCCGTAGATCATATCCGATATGCTATTGATCAATGCGCTATTTGTTGGTGATTCCTTAGAATCTAGTAGTGTTTGATAATAGTTATTATCGTCACCATAACTAACCCATTTATCCTTTTTATTTTCGGATATTTTAGGCGTAGTGTATTTGCCTAGTTCAACTATTTTTATGCTCATATAATGATGAATGAATTGTCTGTTTGTGTTGGCTCTGTATATACACCTTCGTTAATAGTGAATTGTGGCAAGTCTGTTTGATTTGTTACAAAGACTTTACCTCTCCAGCAAAGCTCTAAACCGTCCTTTACCTCTACTCTGTAATTTTGATTTAAAACTAGAACTGGGCTAAACGCGCTTGACAAAGATAAATATCCATTTGAATACACTCCCGTTATTGTCAGCGTGTGAGTTAACTTGTTTTGTTGTTCTGAATACATTGTTACCGTCACATCACCCGTAGGCTCAAAGCGAGGAATTATTGAGAATGTTTGAGAATCAGAAGTGTTTGATAGAATTACCATACTTATATAACTTGAAAATATTTTTTTGTCATAAAAAAGCCCCAATCAAACGACTGAGGCTTTTATCTATATAAGTTAAGGAATATTAAACTCCAACCGTTACATTTACTCCAAGTGCCGTAAGTTGAGCGGCAATAGTTGAGCCAGCAGCAACACAGAAATTAGCTGGAACTTTTTCAGAACCAGTTAATGTCAAAGTATAGCCAACAAGTTCACTTAACGCTGCGCCACTAACAATAGTGCCTCCTGTTACATCCATCCCATGCTGATTGCCAGCATAGAACAAATCACCGTTGTTAGTTTCAACGATAACGTGAGGTCGGCCATAGCAAAGAAGTTTTATTTCTTTGTGGTCTTCCTTTGTCAATTTAGTAAAAGTAACTGCAAGCGTTTGATCAAATGCAGTTGTGCCGTTAGCAGCAGATGAGGTAATTGCTTCAGAATATGTTGAAGCTCCTTTTAGATCGTATCTAAAGGCGGCAACAGCAGTTCCAAGAGAATCAATCACATCGGTGTCTGTTACGTCATAAGTAACCTCCAAACCGCTGTCCTCATAGTTTATAAAGTAGATTGCCTTCAGGCCACCTACCGAGTCTTTACATGGAACTAATCTTCCAAGTGTTAAATCACAAGCCATATTTTTTATGTATTAAAAAAGGGCGAACGAACAACTGCTCATCCGCCCTTCTTGTTATTATTAAGTATTAATTAATTCGCAGCGTTTGTCACTCCGTAAGTTACAATCTCCTCAGCATAACCATAGTTAGCGGCAGCGGTAAAACGCATTACAAAACGGATATTTTGTGATCCGTCAATTGGAGAGAGGTCAATCAACTGAACTTCGTTGTAATCGCTCATCAAACCAGTAGCAAAATACAAGTTAGATTTTTGAGTACAGATAGCTTGATCGGCAGTAAGACCTTCAGCAACGAATAATGGAATGCCATCAAACATAACATCACCCAATTGTTGATTGTTGCCTTCTCCTCTGTAACCATTAGCACCTAATCCAGCAGCACCAAAACCTCCCAAAGCTCTTTTGTAAAGTTTGTAGATATTTTGTGATACATAGATATGAAGATCAGGTAGGCCATAAAGACGAGGAGGCAGCGCGTCTACGATTTTTCCAAGCTCTCCAACCACATTTTCTGCGGTAACAACCGTTCCTGCAACTTCTTGAGCAGGTGGCAAAGCAGCATCAACAGCTATTTGAGTCATGATACCATCGTACTGACCGCTAGTTCCTGTTGCTCCATTCCAAAAAGAAACCTCATTTGCAGATGCAACCTCTTCAGCCATACGAGCTAAAAAGAAATCTCTGAAAGATGCAGGTACTTCGTTAAAAGCAGAGTATCCAAGCTCAATAGCCTCCCAAGTCTGAACAAAAGAAGTCTTGCAGATTTGTACGTTTACTTGAAGCTCCTTTGGAGAAAGTGTTCTTTCAGTCAAAGCAACAGTACCCGTAGCTGTAAAATCACATGAACCATCTGCGATAATAGCAGATGTGTCAATCTTTTGGATAGTAGCCGATTTTTTTACGTTAGGCATAATCTCAACGCCACCTCTATCTAAAGTAGGTGACATCAATAACGCTGGAGCAATAATTTTGCCTGCCGACTCGCCAGCGTATGTAGAATTTATCGTAAGTGTAGTAGCCATTTTAAGAAATATTTATGTTGGAAAACTTCGCCATCATTTTGTCGCGTAGTGTGTCCTTTTTGTTATTTGAAAACTTGAAATTGTCAGCCTTTTTAGATTCTCTTTCAGGATTAGGCTTGATTGCTTTAGCTGCTGGCATCGCGGACATTTTGCTTTTCTTAACTCTGTTTTTCTTTTTTGAGTTAAGATTTGCTTTTAATTGCGCCATCATTGCTGTTGGCACGTTTGCCTCAACCACCGAAATAATTTCAGCAATCACATCCTCTGCGATTGTTGCTGAATCTTC